GCATCATAATCCTCTTCTGAAGTCTCTTGACGATCAAGGTCTTATCCGTAAGTTCTCCGGTGGATATGAGCTCCGTAAGCCGATCATGTATAATGACGCTGCTGTAGGTGGTTTCTACTCTGGATTCTCATCTTTCAACCTTGATGCAATCGATGATGCAACTGCATTCCGATTTGCTATCAAACAGGTTTATGAGCCTGTAGCAATCAGCGGGCGTGATCGTCGTGCTAACCGTGACCAAGCTATGTTGCTTGATCTCGCTGAGATGAAGATGAAGGCTGCTATTTCCCGCCTCAAGAATACCGTATCAACTTCGCTTCGCGGCGATGGAACTGGTTCCGGTGGACTTGAGTTTGACGGTATTAAGAAGGCAGTTTCGACTTCACCATCTTCGGGAACGTATGGCCAGATCGACCGTACTAGCAACACTTGGGCACGTAACCTTGCGGTAAACGTGACTCTTTCTGCTGCTAACGTACAAGAGCAGGTTTCGGATGCAATCAGCCAGATCGTTCGTGGCGATGAGCAACCAGACCTTGCACTTTGTGACCGTACTGCTTGGAAGTTCCTCCACAGCTCTCTTACAGCTATTCAGCGCATTCAGCTTCCTACCAAGAAAGCTACCGCTGGATTCCGTGCATTGAGCTACGATGGATGCGACTTCGTATTCGACGGTGGTTACGGATCTTCAGTGCTTGAGACGAATTCTGTACGACTTCTCAATACTAAGTATTGGTCGTTTGACATGGTTCGCGGCGCAGACTTCAAGCCACTCGCTCCAGAGATGAATCGTCCTGTTGATCAGGATGCTTTCTTCACTGTGATCATTGTGGAAGGAAATCTCTGTTGTTCTGCTCCTGCACTTCAGGCTGTTATTTACGCTTAAAGAATAGGAGAAACAGAATATGTCACAGTCAGGATCATTTGGAGTAAATTACAAAACAACCTTTACAACTGCAAATAACCTTTCTCTTCCAGCAAAGCTTCGTGACGTTGGAAGTTCGACAGAAGGTGAGTTTGTTTTTGTTCAAGCTGATGGTGCTATTGACCAGTACGGCTTTGTGAAGATTGAGCAAGACGGTCAAGCCGCCATGCTTACGACCACAAACGCTGGCTCTCAGGGACTTCTTGTTGGTGTTGCTCAGGTAGCTGCTGCTGATAACGAATACCTCTGGGTATGGGTTGGTGGACTTAACGGCGGTGGAGTTGGAAAAGGAATTAAGGGCAAACTAGCTGCAAGCTATGTTGCTAAAAACAACCTTTTCACAACTGCAACTGCTGGTGTAGCTGACGATGCTTCGACAACTAAGATTTCTTACGTTGTTGGACTTGCGGCTACCACTGGAGCTGCCGCTGTAGAGCTTGGCTCTGTCGGGCACCTCAAGGTGAACTAACCGAATGAGGGAGGCTTGTTTAGCTCCCTTTTTTTTAGGAGGATTTATGGCAAGCGCACAAACTCTTATGGGACTTGGTATGCCGGCGGAGCTTGCTGCGGCAAGTTCAGATGGCGTATTTCCTGGCACTGTAACTCCTGCCGGACAGGTAGTAGCGACAGCGGCTGGAATTCGCACCAGGCAAGCAATCAACAACGTTGGCGACACCACCCCAACAGCAGCAGAGCTTACGACTTCGTTCGGAACTCCTGCCTCTGTAGGAAGTGGATTTGTTGGTGTTGTGAAAGATGCTGATGCTGATACTAACTGCTTTGTAGTGGTATCAAACGGAACTTCATACTTTTATCTGAAGTTCACTAAGGCTTCGTAAGCTAACGGGGGGAGCAATCCCCCCAACTTTTTAGGTGATTTATGACAAGCTTCGCTGGAAATACAACAACCACCACCCCAACCATGGCAACGGCTACCAGCGTCACTATTGCGACTGCAAAGCCATTCCGTAACTTCCTGCTTATTCAAAACAATTCAGCAGCAAACGTAGCTATTAGCTTTAACGGAGCTACTCTTACCGGAATTACCCCAACATCTACAAACCTTTGCTATGTGCTCCCAAGCACCGCTGGCTCTAATGTAGTTAGGTTTGATAATGGTTTTATTCCTGCAGGAGCGATAACAGCGTATCAGACAAGTGGTAGTCCGATTAACACTGTTACGGTTATTGAAGGGTAGTGCTATAAGTTAAATAGGCAATAAGCCTATTTAACAGGAGAACTATGGCACAAATAGACTGGAACACTTTGATGAACGGACAAGCGCAACAGCGCAAGCGATTTCATGGCGCAAATGTCCGCTTTTTCAATTCCTACAACGAAAACAAAGAAAAGAGCTTTCAAGCTGGCAGAGCAATCTTTGACGAAATCCCATCCATCTCTATTCAGTATCCTGGCGGAGATGAGACGGTTCGCAAGATTGAGCCGCAGGACGTGGCTGACTATCCAGAGCTTTACGCAGCTTTTAAGGCTGGCAGTGAAGTATCAGTTAGCGGGACGCCTCTTGCTGAGTGGCCACTCATGAACGGGTCAACCCTTCGTGAGTTGCAGCACCTTGGATTTAGGACGGTTGAGCAGCTCGCTGATGCGCATGATGAACTCAAGCGAAAACTTGGTCCAACTGGTCGTTTCATTAAGATGGCTAAGGATTGGCTTGATGCTGCAAACTCCTCTCAGTTCAACGTAGTTGCTCTTAAACAGCAACTTGAGCGCGAACAGAAGAGGACTGCTAAGCTAGAGGAACAGGTAGAGTTGTTACTGCAACGAGTAGAAGGTAACGAGGGAACTGACCTTCGTCCACGTCGAAAGGAGGTGATCCGTTCTATCGAGGTTGAGGATGAGCTACTTGAAGAGGGTAGCCAGGATGAGGTTCTTGAGGAAGTGGAAGCACCAAAACGCAGAGGCAGACCAAGGAAAGTATGAGCTTATTGACCGCAGTTCAAAATGTAGCTAATGAGGCAGGTTATACCGTCGAAAGTGGCGTTATAGCTTCAACCGAGGTAACTACAAAGCAACTGCGCGTTATGGCGCAACGTATTAACAGGGAGATCGCTGATGCGTTTCCCTGGCCTAAGTTGTATGCGTCTGGTTCAATCACGTTGGTAGCAGGGCAGGCTAGTTATCCGCTGCCCTCTGCTTTTTCGTGGTATCACTATGAAACCTTCTGGAATAGCTCTACACGCTGGCGAATCTTGGGACCTATGTCACCCCAGGAGTATGCAGAGATCCGCGGCTATGGGTTGAACACGACCGTTTACCAGCGTTTCCAGGTTAGAGGACTCAGCAACAATGAGTTGCTTATCTCGCCAACTCCTACCGCATCACAGAACGGAAATATAATCATTTTTGAATACATTGCGGATCGTTGCGTACGTCCTGCAACTTGGGTCACTAATACCGTTTATGCTGCTGGTGCATATACGTTTTATAATGGCAATTACTATCAAACTACAGCAGGAGGCACTTCTGGTGCCAATGCTCCAGTTCATACAAGCGGATCAGTCTCTGATGGTGGGGTTACTTGGACGTATTACAATGGCGCATACAGCGACTTTCTAGCTGATAGCGATGAGACTGTCTTCAATCAAAAGACTCTTGAGCAGGGTATGCTTGAGCGATTTGCTGAGATTCATGGACTTGATACGGTTCAACCAAGATTCCAAACTCAGATGAATGAAGATTATTCAAGGCAACAAGTAAGTAAAATAATTTACGCTGGTGGTCACACACGGGCAGAGCTGTTTGCTCGTGCTGGCACCGCAGTATTTGGAACATGGACATAATATGGCACCACAAATAGCTCCACCTGCAAGAGGAATGCAACCAAGGGATTATTATAACCAACTAATCAGCCAGGGTATGCGGCCCTATGATGCGTATCAGCAAGTGCAAGCCGCATTTGGACCTCCAAAGTCTCCACAGCAACAAGCTGAAGAAATGGCATCAGCGGAACAAAACGCTGCCTTAGCTCAAACTGGCGGGACCATATTGGGTGCGGTGGGAACTAATTACATTGCTGGTCAGCTTGGTGCTGGCGCGGCAGGAGCAGGTGCTGCCGGTGCCGGTGCTGGTGCCGCTGGCGCTGGTGCTGCGGGTGCAGGAGCAGCAGGTGCCGGTGCTGGCGCAGCAGGAGCAGGAGCTGGAGCCGCTGGCGCTGGCACTGCCGCGGCTGGCACTGCCGGTGCAGGTGCTGCTGGTGCAGGTGCTGGAGGAACTACGCTAGGCTCTATAGGAGCAGTGGCTTTACCAGTTGCAGCAGTAGGTCTCGCATTAAATAACATGTGGGAAACAGGCATGAAGGACATTCTTCGTGGTCGTGGTACTAGAGAAGATTGGATCAACCAAGGCGTAAATGTTTTGGGAGGTGGTCTTCCTAATATGGCGTTGCGACTAATGGGGAAACCTTCCATTGGTAAAATGGTGACATCTGGCAAATCAGAAGCACAGTCACTTCGCGACGATTTCAGAGGCAAGCTGCAAGAAACTGGCGTTGCCGACAAAGATTATAAAATCACTTTAGCTAATGGCGATAAGTACGACATTGGAAAAGATGGCAAAGCTAAGTTGACTAACATTGACGGTAAAACGACTCGTCGAACATGGGACGTTGACTGGGATAATCCGCTCGCCAAATACGCTGTGGATAAGCTAGATCCTAGAGTAAGGAGCGTTTATACAAAAGAAGCTGCCGAAGCTGGAATTCCTGTTGAGCAATACGTTGGAATGCTTGTAAATGCTGCTACTAGCAACGCAAAAACAGAAAAGGATGTTGAAGCAAATATTAACGCTATGCTTGGCAAATCTGGGCTTGATAAAGGTTCTGGCGCAACAATATCCACACGACCAGCGCAATTATCTTCGCCACCTCCTCAATTAACGCCTCCCCCATCTGGACAAAATGCGCCACAAGGAGAAGCGAAAAAAATGTCAATCGG